GGTAACAGTCAGTGTGTCGCCAGACACAACTGTGCGGTCGCCGGGGGACTGAAAGTCCGAAGCAGAGAACAACACACCTGACGTGCCCGTGGCAACGTTACACAAGAACGCACCAGCCACCACGCCACCAGAACCCGTGATAGAGAACTGAGAAGGTGCGGCAGAGTTGGCAATCACCGAGGGGTCAGCAGTTGTTGCTGTGCCGAATGTCACGGCCTTGCGGTTGCCAGAGTAGTCGGTGAACTCAGTCCAACCAACGTGAGAAGCAAGCGTGTCAGCAGCGGCAATCGCGGTGCCCGAACCGGGGCCTGTAATCAAACCCAAGTACCAAGCAGCAGTGTATGCGCTACCAGAGAAATACTTGGTGTTCATGTCTTGCAGACCCTGATTCACCACAAGGTTGTGGGTCGTTTCTTCCCACTTGAAGTTACCGTCAGCGTCGTGGCAGACCACTTTGTAAACGCCGCCAGCTTTAGCTGTGTTGGTAAACATTTTTTGCTCCTTACGAGATGCGAATAATTGCGGCAGTGCTGGTGACAGCAGGGAACTGCACAGTGAAAGTTGTGGTCGATGATTTGTCGGAGCCAAAGTCCAGCACACAAACGGTTGGGTTACCAGAACCCGACTTGTAGATCAGTGCACCGCGTGCGATTAAAGCTGAGTTCCATGTGACGTTTGCGAACGACAAATACACCGTGGCGTTGCCTGTCTGAGTACCGATCGTAGGTGTCTGCGTAACAGTAAGCGTTTCGCCACCGGCGGTGTAACCCGTAGCTGCAGTCTCGCCATCAGTTGTGTACGCAGTTGTGTCTGGGCCAATCGACGCTGCACCGGTGTACAGCGCGATCTTGAATGTGTCCACGTCGAAGTCAAAGTTGCCTTTTGGCAACCCGAGCTTGAATGTGTTTGTTGCGCCTTGCTGAATAGCCATCAGGTCACCGCCTGTCTATATTGACCAGAACGGTATGCGTCCTGACGCTCCATGCCATCACCCAGACGTTTAGCCATTGCAAGCGCTTCAGCATACTTGGCGTTGTACAACGAGACCATATCCGTCTCGCCCTTCATGAAGGTGTAAGCCTCAACCAAAGAGCCATACAACAACACAGAATCAAAGTTGTCACCCAACCATGTGCGGCCATCAGCGGCGGTGGTGATCGACTCGGGGTAGTAATAGTAGTGCAGCTCAACACTGTAAGCTGCATCAGGTGTGGGGCCCAAGATGAACGAAATCTCGTCGGTGATGACGGGTGTTGCATCGTTGGTAGTTGTGGGGCCAAACAAAGCGTAGTACCGTGGAATCGACGTGTCTGTCGGTTGTGGATACGCTTGGCGAATGAAGTTCACATCTTTGTTCAACAAATACTCGTACGCACCAGTGGCGTCAATCACTGCCAAAGAATAGACAGCCAAAAAGTCGCTGGGTGCGGACAAGTACTTGTTGTTCAGGGTTGTGGTACCGGTGACATTCTTACGCAACGATGGGAACTGCACTGTGTTGAAGATGCGTTGTTCCGCCTGCGTGATGAAAGTGTTGATCTGTGTCTCAGTGGACACAGCACTTCCGTCAGCAAGGTAAGTCTCAGGAAATTGGTTTTCTGTGTAGCTTTGTATGGCCGCAAATAATTCATCGTATGTCAAGACATCACCTCCTGCAACGTGAACTGGCCACGCGCTTGAATTTTATGCGCAATAGCATGTCGAACGCCAGTATGGCTCAAACCTAATTGCCGTGCCGCCTCTGCAATAGAGTCAAACGCAGTGTTTAGTTCAACACACACTACTTGTTTAGCCCTAGCTGCACTACCCAAAGCAGAAACCGTTTTACCACGCAAGGTTGCTTCAGGGGTTTTTGTTACCGCTTTAATACGCTCAACCTGCGCTTTACGCCATTCTGGGTTGGCCCACTGTTGCCGCAGACGTTCAGACCGCGCTTTGCAGCCCTCAGCAGAAGGGCGTACGCCCCGATGCCCCGCACCGCCTTTAGCGATGTTGTATGTAGGTTTCAACGCATCAATAATCTGTATCTCAGCGATGTCTAAACCAACGGCATCAAAAGCGTAAAACAAATCTTCTACCAAAAAAGCATCTTCCCCAAACGCCAAAATAGCATTTGCTAGCTTATATTTTTTGGCAACTTTAGATTTGGCGGTGTTGATGTGTGCTGCCCAACGGCGCAAAAACTTTTGGCGTGTCTGCCCAACATACTGTTCTCCAGTATGTTTGTTTGTAACAAGGTAGACAACACCGTAGGTCATGTTATGCCATTGGGCCGCGAGCCATCACACCTTTAGTTGCTGCACCGGTGCCACGGATTTTGATGCCCGAAGTTTTTGTGGGTGGGTAGTCGTTGCTGCGGGTGTTGGCCACAGACGTGTTAGCCTTACGCATGGTGGTCTTTGCGGACTCTTCACCCACAACAACTGAAGCGACTTTTTTTGGTACCTTGTATGTAGCCATGATTAGCCTCCGCGACGGCCGGGCGATTTTTGGTTGGCGACCTTGGCCAAGTTACGACCCATCTTCAACATGTCGCTGTTGGTCTTGCCACCAGCACGCATCTTGGTCATAGGCTTGCCGGGGTGCATGGCTTTCTCGTGCTTGTGCACGGCCTTTGCAGCGGTCTTTTTGTCTTGCGCTAAATCTTTTTTGTCCATCATCGACTCCTTATGTCGTTACTACCGATACTGTACCAATTTCTACAACAAGGTTCAAATAGTTTGGCGTGAGCCCAACGTCAAAAATCCTTGCACCACCAACGGGGTTCCATCCCCATTGAATGTCTCGGCTACCTTCGCTCTGGTACCCCTGCTCGTTCGTGCTGGTACCGTTGCCGTTCTGAAGCTGTAACCCAGTTGTGCCCGAGGTGATGTAGCTTCGATCAGGGCGTGGGTTACGCAAACCTTGTGGGTCATCCACAGGATACATACCCAACTGCAACTGCGGTTGATCGGGGTCCCAACATTCAGGACACACCAACAACTCATAGTTCTTGGTCTTGATGATTTCTCGCTTCAAGACCTTGAGTTTGAAACGCTGGTCACAGCGGTCGCACTGAGCGATCGCATATTTACCAGAGGCAAACCGGTTAGCCATTACGCACCACTTCCAATGTATTGCTGACGCGGCACAAAGCGCAGCGCAGCTTTCTCATGGTCTTCGTATGCGGCCAACTCCCAAGCCTCGTCGTACTGTTGCTTCAACAGCATGATGCGCTCAGCACCCTCAGGAATCTTGCCTGCGATGTAGTACGCCAGACCGGCGGCCATGCAAGGAATGAAGCGGAAGGGCACGTCCATGACATTTACACCACCACCCGCGTCCTGCGTGCGGCGTAGACGCCAGTAGACAAACTGATATGACTGGGCCCCGTCTGGTGTGGGCCACACAGAAACAGCAGGTAGGCTTTGCACGGCCACAGATGCGCCAGTCGAATGGGCTGCTGCGGTTGTGCCGTTCTGACCACGGAAACAGAAAATCAACTGGTTGCCACTGATGCCGGTGTAGTTGATGGTCTCGTTGTCGATCTTCACGAACCCCGCTGCGGGCATACCTTGCGTGGAGGTCAAGGTAATCGTTGTGTCAGTACTCGTAATGCCACCATTAAGTGTCGTAATCGCCGCTGCCGTCTGACCATCAAGCCGTTGGACCCACACCTGAATTGGACGAGCTTGCTGAAGTTTGTTTGGGAGGGTGGCATATGTCGAAACACTGATGCGTGTGATCGTCAAGTCGGCTTGATTGGACTGCTGCCCCGCCTGTGTGCGGATGACATGCTCCAACAAATCAACGGTATCGTTGGGTAGTGCGTAGGTGCTCTGGCCTTGCACGAGGTCAATCTGACCTTGCTCGATCGTCCACATGTTGATGCCACGGTTGGCCCAATCAGCGAACATGATGTTGAGGCTACGACGGGCTGTGCGCAGGTCATAACCCGAACGCAATTCACGTCCGGCACGCTCGAACGCTTCCTCGACCAACTCAGTTAGGTCAAGGTTGAATGACGTGGTTCCGGAAGTAATAGCCATTATCTAAACCTCGATGTTTTCTTGGCAATGTTTTTCGGTTGGGCTACGAATTGTTTTCCTGCTTTTTTGCCAGCGCGTTTTGCACGCGTTGTCGCAGCATACTCAGCAGCGCTGAGGCTTTTGATCGCAGCTTCTGGAAGGTATCGCTCACCTGTTTTGCTAGACGGTTTTCCACTTTTGGTCCTCCATTTCTGGTCGCCCCAATTCTTTAGCGATTGTTGTGGCGCTTTCATGTCAGTCTCTGTACCCACCGCCAGCGGCTTTGTACTTCTTGGCCACAAGCTGTGCCTTACGTGCAGACCACTGGCCAGCACCGGTACCATGGGTAGCCGCGGCTTTCACCTGCGCCACGATTCGCTTGCGCAAACCGGGCTTTGTGTAATTACCTGCCGCGTTGACCTTGCCACCCTCGGCATACATGTCAACGTTGTTCGGGTCATCCTTTCGGTGGATGACCTTTTTGTTAGGCATTTTGGAAGGGAGGATCGCCCCCATCCCACGGCTGGCCATCATGGTTACACCATCTTCCCGCGAGTTTTGCCTTTGGTGCAGCAGCCATCAGCACGGCTAGAGGCGGTGCCACCCTTGGCTTTCTTCTCAACGCGAATACCCTCACCCAATTGCTCGGGCATGCCCTTTTTAGAGGCTTTGGGAGTGCGTGGAGCCATTTCGGG